AAAGTATACACAAAAAGATCTCGCTAATCTCATAAACGTATCGTCTGATATAATTTCGTCGTACGAATCGGGTAAAGCGATTCCGGACCCTAAAATAATGCAAAAACTGCGTCGTGTTTTGGGCGTTAAACTCTAATCAGTATTAATATGTCAGAACTAATAGGTAAACGAATCCAAATGTTACGTATACAAAGAAGTCATACACAAGTTGAACTTGCACGCAGAATAGGCGAAACTTTAGATACTATAAACATGATTGAAACGGGTAAACTTGAACCGAACTGGTACATACTCGAAAAAATACAAAAATATTTTAAGGTTAAACTTTAAAATTTGGTCTAAATTTTAAAATCTAAATTTTATTTTTATTTATTTTTTAAATTTTATTTTTTACTAAACTCAATAAACTAAGAAATGCTTAGTTGGAGAAGGCGAGGCCACCCATACCGGATTGCACACGGAGAACGTTGTAGTTGACCGCGAACATTTGGAGGGCGAGAGCCGCACGATCACCCGCGGCATTGCAAGTAACCGACATTTGCGCGTTGTCGATTCTGGAGAAGTTACACGTACCAGTTGGTTGGTGTTCTTCTGGCTTGAGCGCGAAGGAGTACGAGTAGACACCCGCGTATGGCGAACCAGTGTGGTGGGCAAATGGTTGCACTTGGTTAAAGTACTTACCGGATTGCTCCTTGAATCTGTCTTGACCGTTGAGGACCAACTTGGCAGTACTCAACGCACCGACAGTTTCTTCGACGTAATCAACCGAACCCCCGAGGTCACCGGTGACGAACTGTGGGACACCGGACGAAGAAGTCGTAGTCGCAACGCAATTAGCATCGGCGATTTGACCCGAAGCAATTACAACCTTCGCCGCATCCGTCGATGTACCAAGGTTCCACAAGTTGGATTCAGTGGAAACACCGTCAGTCACACACCAGACCAATTCCTTGACTGGGTGGTTGTAGGACAATCTGACTTGCTTAGTACCACTCGCCGACAAGGCATCGGTACCAGTGTGCTGAACTTGCTCGATCAAGTATTCGTGACCCTTTTGTGCGAATCGTCTGCGCTCTTCAGTGTCGAGGTACATGTAGTTACCCCACACCTTCAAGCCAGTCACGTACAAGTCAAACTCAGAGGACAAGTCAATGTCGATTCTGACTTCGTGGTATTGCAAAGCAATCAATGGCAAGGCCAATCCTGGGTTGCGGTTGAAGAAGAAGATGAGTGGCAAGTAAACTTGCTTGGTGGAGTTCCCGACTGGGTTAGTCGTCATCTTAGCGTAATTGAGCTTGGACCCTTCGGACAAGTACAATTCAGAGTACAATCTCCACCATCTTTGGTAGTGCTTGTCGATTCTTTGACCACCAATGGACAATTCCGCAGTCGAGACAATACGCTCGGCGACCCAGTTAGTATCTATTGTGGAACCAGAAGCGTTCGCCAACGACGCCTTAGTAGTCGCTTCGAGAAACATGTCACCGATCAAATCACCATTTCTGGCGACCGTGACGGAGACGCGGCCCCCGGCCCCGGCCGTACCGTTCATAGTTTGTTCGATGGTTTCCATCGCAAAGTTTGTGTGGCGTTTGTAAACAGCCTGGAAAAAAGTGACTTTTGGGTTACCAGTCAAGTAGACATCTTGGGCGCCGTAGGCGACGAGTTGCATGAGACCACCGGCCATTTTGTTTGTTTTTGTACTATAAACAGAGATTTTTTTTTCAGGGAATTTCGCGAAAAAACTCGATTTGATTTTTCCTGATATATATAAATGTCTAACGAACCTGTACCAGAACTTGAAAATGTCGACGAAACTATTGAAATTGAATCTGGATCCGAATCCGAAACTGGATCGAATATTGAAGAAGATGAACTATCTACAGTCGGAGGCGAACTCCCAGATATCGATGAATTAGAAGGTGATATTTATGACGATTCCGATATAGATTCTGAATTTGAAGATAATAGTCTCGATAGATTAGGTAACCTTTTAAGCTCAGTTCTTGTAAATGAAGAAGGTGAAACTGTATGTTCGGCACTTGTAAATATATCGAGACAACTCGAAGTTCAGAACAAAATTATGATAAAATTGTTAAGTCAATTACAAAAACAGGTATAAAAAAATAGTAAGTAATAATTATAAATGAACTCGGATACCTTATACATTAGTCCGGATGCAGATCATGAAGAAGCCTTCTATAAAGATATGGCCAATCAAATAGACAGTCTCAATCCAGAACAATTAATAAGGATGTTAAAACATGAGGAAAAACAACTTGGTTTATCTCCTGATAAAAATAATATAAATCTCGTCACGTTAAGTCCAGTTGAACTCGCCTATAATATATTCTTTACCGAAAGTGAACTTGACCCTGAGACAAAACAGCCAAAGTACGTTGATATGAAAGCAAAATCAAACATGTATAGACAAATTTTAGAAAAAATGGGACGGTACTTTAATCGTGGTAAATTGTTAGGTGTACTTTCAAGTGATGAAGGTAATACAGACGATTTGAGTGTATCTTTTAGACTAAGTCGTCTGACCGATCATGTATGTGACACTTGGAATATCGTTTTAAGTACAAATCGTGTACACGATAGAAGAAATAATCCAACTATGGTACCCCTCGAACTTAGCACAAACCCGTCGCTTTTTAGGTGTTCCATGCCCGATTTTGATGAACTTAACGTTTTTCAAAAAACTGTACTTGCTATTCTCGATTCCCTGTATAAAAATAATACTAGGCGTTACAAGGGGTATACGTGTAGACAAATTAAAACGATTGAAGGTTATGATACAAGGGCGTGGAAACAAGAGGAAGAGATAAAACAATATGTTCATAGAATTGCCGGTAAAGAAGAATGGTTTGAATTATGGAAAGATTTAACCTCGTCTAATGGTCCTGCTATGTTTTCATCAATTATTAAACACTTAACTGATTGTAACGATATGCAATTTCCCGAAATAAAGAAAAATAGACGCGTTTGGTCATTTAGAAATGGTATTTTTATCGGGTCGCTTTGGTCTGATACAACTGGGTTATGGCACACTGCTTTTTACCCGTATGATTCAAAAGAGGCCGCAACACTGGATCCAACGCTCGTAAGCTGTAAATACTTTGATATGGAATTTGAAGATTTTAGTAAACTTGATAATTGGGAAGAAATACCGACACCTTATTTCGATAGTGTTCTGACGTATCAAGACTACGAAGAAGATGTTATTAGATGGATGTACATTCTGGGAGGTCGTTTATGTTTCGAGTTAAATGAAATGGATAAATGGCAGGTTATACCTTTCCTAAAAGGTATAGCTCGTTCTGGGAAATCAACTTTAATTACAAAAGTGTTTCGTAAATTTTACGAAGTTGATGATATTAAAACTCTTTCCAACAACGTCGAGAAGAAATTCGGTTTATCATCTATACATGACGCGTTAATGTTCATCGCACCCGAAATTAAAGGGGATTTGCAGCTAGAACAAGCGGAATTCCAATCAATCGTTTCGGGTGAAGAAGTCTCTATAGCAGTAAAATGTGAAAAAGCTAAAAATTTTGTATGGAAATTACCAGGTATTTTAGGGGGTAATGAAGTACCACAATGGAAAGATAAATCGGGAAGTATTCTTCGTCGTCTCGTTACGTTCCACTTTGGTAAACAGGTTCGTGATAGTGATACCGATCCTACCCTTGATTCAAAATTAGAATTAGAAATGCCAAAAATTCTTCAAAAATGTTTACGCGGGTACTTGGAATATGCACAAAAATACCAGGATCAGGATATATGGAACGTTCTACCGAGTTACTTTTTTAAAGTTAGAGAACAAATAGCTGCAGCGACAAACCCGTTAGAAAAATACTTACAGAGAGACGATATTGTAATTGTAAATCAGACTGTAAAGTTTCCATTAGACTTATTTAGATCCAAACTCAAGGATTTTTGTAGAGACGAAAGTATCGCAATGCCAAATTTTAACCAGGATTTTTATGGAGGTTCATTCTACGTGCGTGATATCGAAGTAAAGAAAGAAAAAAACGATTATTGGGTCATAAATAATCCCGAAAAATTAGACCGACCAGTCAATTTTAAAGATAAATACGTGGTTTATGGTGCAGCACCAATAGTACAAGAAAATGAAAAGGGATACGATGTCTCACATTATTTTTCAAAATGATTAAAATCTCAGACTAGTATAAGTATGGATCCTAGACAATTCGTTAGAAATTCCAATGTGGAAATTGAAAACCCAAATACACCCGTTTCTACGCAACCGAAAAACGTGCCTGATTTTACAGAACTGCGTATAGGTAAATTTAGACCGGGTATATACAACGGGGTAGTAAATTCATTATTTTCCAAGGACGAAACGCGTCTCGATATCAAGGACATTCTAAAACAAAGACCAAAAGGTCATGCACCAATAACAGGTGGAATAACCGTGGATATTAATGAAATAAAGGGTATATACGGAAGATTTCAAACTGGTGCTATACACACTAAAGATTTTGGTTTAAAAGGCGATTTAAATAAAAATTTCTCTTCCGCGCAATTTACCGGGTACGTTATGGATGGTGTTGAAAAAAAGAATTTCAGTTTTAACATATATAAAAATGGAAAAATTCGTTTTTCCGGTGGATTTTTAGGTTCAAAAAATCTTAAAAAACAACCTGAAGCTTTACAAAAATATATAATAGATACGTACACACAAAAGCAGAGTTTTTTGTACAATGATATAACTTATAATAATATAGGAGGTCAGTTTTTAACAAATACAAATTTTAAATTATATAAAATGACACAAGATTTAAGACAAATCCGTACGTGGGGAGTTTCTTTTATAGAATATGAACCTGAAATTTCTCCATTTCTTTATTTAAAATATAAGGAACATGCTTTTATATTTACCACAAAATCCGGTAAATCGGGCTCGGGTATTGTTCAATTACAAGGTGAATCTAAACCCGATGATCTCGAACGCGCGTATTCCTTTGGTGTAGAACTTGTAAAAAAATTACACGATAACGGATATACTTTAGGATTGGTTAACAAAAATGTTAACGCGGATAAAAAAATCATCCAAAAACTTAAAACAAAAGCTTCGACGTGTCCTAAAAATAGACGACCACCGTGCAACGAAGGATTTGAAGTTAGAAAAAATCCACAAGGGTATGATTGTTGTTTCAAAAAACCAAAACGAGAACCCTTAAAAAGAAGTAAAGTACAAAAAATAAAAAATACAAAAATTACTTACGATAAAGACGGTGTAATGAAAATAGGAGGACGTAAATGCGAACGTCTTACTAAATCGGTTTTATTAGAAGTCTCTAAGAAATTAGGAGTTGTTGGTGTTAAAAATAAAAATAAGAAAATGGATATATGCAAAACACTCGATAAATTAGAAAAGGGTAACTCTAATTATAAAATAAACGATAAACTGTGTCGTGAATTGAAGAAGGAACAATTAATAACATTAGCAATATCCAAAGGTATATCTATAAATGATACAGATACTGTAAAAGTTTTGTGTCAAAAACTACAAAATAAAAATAATATTAAAACACCAAATTCACCAAACGCACTCGCGAATGAAATGGAAAAAATGTTAATAAACATTAAGAAAAAGGAAAATAGAAAACCTACTAATATAAAACGTAAACTTAACGTAAATGGTATTAAAAATGATATCATTAAACTTTACGGCAAAACATGGATGAAGAAATACGGAAACGTAATAAATATTAATAAAGATGTTCGCGATGTTAAAAATAAACTTACTCAACTCGAAAAGAATAAAAAATTTGTATCTCGAAACGGTGTTTTGAAAAAAATGGTCGCAAATGATACTAAAAAATCAATGGTAAAAAATTGGAAACTTAATAAACAACAGGGTTTGAAAAAATTATTAATAGAAAAAGAAGCTAATAAAATATACGGTAAATTTGGAAAAAATACCGTTAATAAAGTTGTTAATTTTATAATGTCTTTACAAAAAACACCCGCTGTTAATAGTTCTAGAGTTGTAAATTACATTCAAACACTAAGAGAATTACAAAGTAAACCTCCTTTACCCTTAAACAAAAAACGAGTAGTACCACAAAAACCGGTGGTAAAAAAGAAAGTCGTGATATCAAAACCAAGGGTTATAAAAAGAGCACCGATAAAGAAAATATCAATGCCCCCAAAAAAGAATACAGCTGTCCGACGTTTGAACTTCAATTCTAACTCGAACTCGAACTCGAACTCGAACTCGAACTCAAACTCGAAATCAAAATCAAATAACAATAATAAATTATTAAACAGTATATATGCAAATTTTGAAAATAAAGCATTAAAGAATAAAACCAAAAAATAACTAAAATGGAAAACCCGAGACGGTTACTCTGTATCCGCGTCCGACAAAATGATGTTGAAATGTCTAGTAGTAATCATATTTTGTCGAGCGTTATAAATACAATATACTATACTATATTAGATTATATTGAAATCTATAGAAAAGATGAAAATACTACAATGTCATATTTAGAAAAAGAATATTATTTAAACGACGAATTTATGAACTGTGAAGATCCCAAATTATATATTGAAACAAACAGGGAATTTCATGATAAAGGACTAATAATTTATATATATGACAATTTTCATAGAATTGAATCTACAAAACATAGAAGAATGATGTTTTATTTTATGAACATTTTATATTTTCATTTATAATTTTTTCAGGTTCTGATATCTGTTTTAAGTGTTTACCATGATATGAAAAATCGTAACCAAGAAAGTGATTTTTTATTTCATCAGATATTTTAAACGCTTCAACTTTCCGGGATACCTGTGAACATATGGATTTTACTTCCAGTTCTAATAGTTTATCTTCTTTCATTACGAAATATTTTAAAGACTGATCTATTATACCGTTAGATTTCATTTTATGAAACATTTCGTACGATTTACCATTCGATACGTAAAAATGTTTAGGTGAATAACCTAATATAGTTATTCTATCATTTATATCTGTATCACTAATCACGTGTATAAATATACAAATAAAAAGTAATATGATAATTAACATTTATAAGTATCCAACATATTAAAAATATCTTTTATTTTATGACAGATGTTAAATAAAGTATCGATATCATTTATTTTTTTATTATCAATCACTTCAAGTTCAAGTTGGTATATAGTTGATACTTCCGAATCCTTATCTAGAGTCTCACCCGCAGTTACTGTTCTATCAATGGATAAATTCTTCCTGATATAAGAACACCTTTCTTTTTTTATATTTCTATGCCATTCGTTATTATCATACTCTTCATCATTGATAGGTGTTTCCCGAGAAACACTGAAACGAATATCAAAAGGTGATTTATTTAAATTTTTAAAATCAATATTTTCAAGACGTTCCTTTTTTATAAGAGTCTCTTCACCGGTTTTATTATCAATGGTCAATCTAATATTATTATCTTCTCGTGAATAAACATCGTATGTATTTTCTTCTATCGTTTCCCAACCGGTATAAGAAGAAAAACCTCTTATAAAATCAGCGTATGTTTTATCACCAATATTAGTATCAAAAAATGTTCCGTTGAATCTCCCTAAACGAAACTCCATTTCAATGTTTTCCTCGTCTTTATATTTATCGACGATGGGTTTTATAGCATCACACAATTTATGTACGTCCATTTTGTTTACATTTTTATAATCGCGTCTTCTTCTTAAGCCTTTTTTATCGCCTTTTTTTATATGCATGGTTTTAGTAATTTAGGAAATACTTGTTATTTTAATTCGGCTATACAAGTTTTATTACATATACGAGATATATCATCTCGTATATTAGATAATGCTTACGAAGGCGAATGTACTTTTATAAAATCTTACGAAAAACTCGTTCGGTTATATTTTTCAACACAGGAAACTAAAGTTTTTAGTTTAGGACCCGTCTTATTAGAATTTGTAAAATTATTCCCGAGATTTATAATTGGCATGCCTCATGACACACAGGATGCTCTATTTTGTTTAGTAGATATACTTGAAAAAGGTTACCCTTGTATAAAAGATCTTGTTTACGGAGAGACTACACAAATAACTATATCACCGGTTAGTAAAAATGTAACAAAAATACCATTTTGTGTTTATATTTTAAACGTGAAAAATGAAGTAAAAAATATAAATACCATGATAAACGAAAGTAGTAAATGGAATGTATTAGAAGATTATGTAGATGATACAGGTAAAAAACACAATGTTGCTACTACAAGAAATATATTTTCAAAGTACCCTCAAATATTTATTGTATCATTCGATAAAAAAAGTTACGTAAAAATTGACGAAGAATTAAAAATAGGGAATAATGTATACGAGTTACAATCTACAATAATTCATAAAGGTATTCAGTGTGCTGGTCATTACATGTCTACTAAAAAAATAAATAACGATTGGTTCATCCAAGATGATGATAATTTAGGTAAACTCCATAATTTTCCTAAAGAAGATAATCATTTCGTCCTGGTCTACAATCTAAAAACTCCTTCATGTTAATATTCTCTTTTATATTTACTAATGTTCTGTAAAACGTACGTCTACTGTTTGGAAACGTTTTATCTGTTCTTTTTTTAATAGGTTTCCACCAAAATGGACCATCCTCCCAGGTTACATACATACACTCGACAATATCACCGTGTTTTAACCATTTGTATTCTTTTGTTCTATCTATTGGTATAGAAGATTCAAATATATGTTTACCTCGATCTTGGATGTATAATTTATAAACGTATGTACCGGGTACACATCCGGGTGTTTCTACAGTTGGCTCCTTCTTCACGAGAAAATCAATTGTATTTTTATTTCTCGGTTTCCATTTAAACATTGTTTCATGTGTTCCAATACGAATAGGTTCATTTATAGGTGTAAATATAAGACCGTCCATTTCTTGTTTTATTTTTGGAAGATACTTGTCCATAAACTCCTTAAAGTCATCATGTAAATGAAATTTTTTAACTTTTAATGAAATGGGATCTGTAGTTAAAATTAATGATTTTTTCACAACTTTTTCACAATGTTGTAAACGATCTATTAAATTTTGATTACCTACGACTTCTCCACAATTCATTAAACAGTCATAAATCATGAATGTATTTTCATACAATTCACCTTCGAGTATGGTACCTTTAAATACAGCCATTCTAAAATTTAATGGCACGGTAAACATTTCGAGCGCTCTATTTATAAATACACAAACCTTTTGGTTTATAAACTGCATTACAATCATCATGTATCTCGTACCATCTGTTTTTTCACAAACAACGTAATCGTTATTGGATAAAACACCAAAATGTTGTCTTTCTATAGAAATAGGTTGAGACCCGGGAAATATACCTTTACCTTTGGTACCCCAAGATTCTTCCATAAACTGTATCGTATATTTGTAAAGAGGTTCATCCTTCTTTACAAACACGCGGTTCATTTTGTTTTATATTTTTAATATATTCTTTAACCGGCTTTAATACCGGCGGAGTTTAAAATATTACTTATACACTCATGATTATAAGTCATGGTTAACTTAGCTTTTGGATACGCGATAATTTTGATACCAGATTCTTGAAATTTACTAAACATGTTTTCCATCCTGGGAAAAATCTTATACGAACTACTTTTTTTATCTTTTAAGTGTTTGATAACATTTTTAGAAATTAATAACCAGCATTTAGAAGACGTTTTCTTTACGTTATAATACTCAGAACTAATTTTATTAGATACTTCCGTATCAAAATGTAAACCAATCTGTTCGACAGGTTCTTTACACCCGTCTTTTACTTTTTCCTTAAACAAACCCCAATCTATACCTTCTAATACAGCTGGAAAAACTAAACAACCAACACTTTCAAGTTTATTAAAACAATTATCTAAACTATCGTCGTCTATCTGTATACCAAAATCTATGAAAAGCAATCTATCGTATGTTTTTATAAAATTTGAAATTGTATCTGCTTTATCAAACGGATCATCGTTTACAAAAATTATCTGATTATCATGTTTATTTTCTAAACACTTTAAATTAAATCTAAGAATACTATGTAAAGTTTTTACATGACATGATTTACTACGAGTAACTATTATAGTTGCAAACTTCATATTATTACATTATACTCTAAGCCTTAAGCCTTTCTTCTAAACATCCAAAAAATGGTAAATTACCTACATGTCCTAAAGTAGTTTTAACATCTGCATATATTTTACCACCGATCTGTTGCCAACGTCTACAAAAGGCGTAATCTTCTGAAAGGTATCTACGAGTATCCGGGTCAATCATACAATCAAAAACAGCACAATATTCATCAATATCTCTATTTTGATGATCGTTTTTACAATCCAAATCCTTGTAATGTTCGTGCATTTTTTCAAGAGCTTTTCGACTAATAACCATAAATCCTGTGGGACCATCCAATACTTCTATAAAACCATTTTCAATAGATCTGGATTTAGCCCCTACATTAACAACTAAACTGGAAGAAAGCATTTGTAAATTACGCTCGTCACCTTGTTCAATTGCCTTTTTAACCTGATCCCACATAACAACTTTTTTAGGATATATAGCAACGGAAACTTCGTGACCCGAACGAATAAGTCTAACGACTGATTTAGGATCAAAATCTACATCTGCATCTATAAACATGAAAAAATTACAGTCTGATTTTTGCATAAATCTACCTATTGCAACATTACGAGCACGGTGTACTAAACTTTCATTTTCTGTGGTATCCAAAACCATCTGTATACCTTCTTTTATAAGTTCAACTTGAAGTTTAATAATACTTATCATATATTTTTCCAAACATAAACCACCGTAACATGGTGTACTTATAAAAACGCGAGTTGGTTTATTATTAGATTCGGACATTATATACTATATAGTTAAACTTTATCCTCTAAGTATTTTTTTATAATATTTTCAATTTTATTTATAGTTGGTATAGAAACTAAACATTTTTCACATATTTCATTTTTATTAATTTTATTTTTTAAAACGATGTAAATTACAGTTGATGCAACACTATTAGGTGTTTTACTCATTAATTGTGAACAATTTTCAAGGTCTATAGACATTCTATTACATTTCAAACGTTCTTCTCTAGAAACATCAAATAAATTTAACAATCTTTGCATAACATCGTTAGGTAAAGTTGTATAATTTTTTGTTGTTTTACCCAATATCGTTTCCTTGAAAAGATATGATGTTCTACTTATATCTTTAGAATGTATACAAAACATATCGGCGATCTCTTTCGTCGAACGTGATACTTTGTACATTCTACACGCGTATAAAACACAGTTTCCTTTTATACCTAGACGGACTGCACCCCTTGTTAATTTTTTATCATTAAATTTTTTATACATCATTTTTGCATCTTTTAAAACATTTTCAGGTAAAGATATACATGCTTCATCTATATCTTTATAAGCATGGTATAATGATCTATCTTTATGATTCATAGATTGATGAAAATTTATTTTTGCTAATCTTTTAATTGTATATGATGAAGAGTTCTGTGTTGAAATAATTGTACCTTTACCCCATGAATCTGAAAAAAGTTCAGGGTTTGCGTTAGGATTACCACATCTCGCTGGATCGTTTACTTTACCATCATCAGTTATACCACCCGTCCATTCTGGGTTTTCATCTATAAACAGCGTGTCGACTAATCCACACTGTGAACATGTTGGTATACCCTCTTTTGAAATTACTTTAACGTTATGACATTCTTTACATAAATTTATATTGATCGACTTTGTTATTACTTGTTTATTTTTTAGTTTGTCTACGACAGACCATATAGTAGTCAGATCCATTATACATTATATTCTTAAAAATATTAAATTTTAATTTCGCACTTAGGTATTAAAAATTCAATTCATCTGCTTGCACTCTCGCTATTGATTCAATATTATCAACCATTTGCTTATATCTTAAAGACCCAGGACTCCTTGGTTCCCATTCTTTCCATTCTTTATCTATAACTCTATAATTGGAAGGTGGTATAACAATACCGTCTACTTCCGAATCAGAAACGATAAAATCTTCAAGGTCGCTACCACTATCATCAGATTCATCTATAATATCACTCTCTTCTTCAGAGTCTATTTCATCTATCATACAGTATAAATTGTCTTTTACGTTTTTAAAATAGTTATTTGTTTGGTGGTGTTCTGATAAATTTTCTTCCTGGACAAGTTCATCATTATCTTCAAGCTCGTATAATCTTGCACCTTTATAAGTCATCGATGTTTCTGTATAATAGGAAACTACTACATAATCTCTATTGTTTTCCTTTACTTTAGCGTATATCTCATCTTCTATATCGTCTTCTAAGTTCACTAGAACTTTTATTAATTCTCCAGGCTGAATTTCTGAAATATTAATCATTATTAAAGTTTTCATACAAAAATATTTACAGATATTAGCACAATGGGGATTGAAATTTTATCCAAAGAAGGATGTCAATACTGCGACTTAGCAGTTGATTTATGTAAAGAATACAAATTAGAAAACAAAAAAGTTTTAGTAGACAAAGAAGAGTTAAAAAAAAGATGTGGTACTCAAGCATCTGTATATCCGCAAATTTTCATGAACGATAAATTGATCGGGAGTTATTTTGACTTTCAAGATTATCTCGAAAATGCTGAACCGATGTTATTACCAACGCTTGATAGATTTACAGTTTTTCCAATTGAACATGAAAACTTATGGGCTATGTATAAAAAAGCTCAAATGTCGAATTGGACGGCTGAAGAAATTGATTTTTCTAAAGATATGGATGATTGGGTAAAACTGAGTGAAAATGAACAACACTTTATTAAATATATTCTTGCTTTTTTTGCAGGTTCAGATGGTATAGTATTTGAAAACTTGAACGATAATTTTGCAAGTGAAGTTCAATATACGGAGGCTCGATCATTCTATGCGTACCAAGAACATAACGAAATGGTTCATGGTGAAACGTACAGTAAACTTATAGATAAGTATATAAAAAACTCTACAGAGAAAAAGAATCTCTTCGAAGCTATACAAACTATACCGTGTATTAAAAGTAAAGCTGATTGGGCTATGAAATGGTTTAGTAAGGATAGATCCTTTGGTGAACGCTTATTAGCATTTGCTTGTGTAGAAGGTATATTCTTTTCTGGTAGTTTCTGTGCTATTTTCTGGTTGAAAAAAAGAGGGTTGCTTCCTGGCCTATGCTTCAGTAATGAACTTATAAGTAGAGATGAAGGTTTACATTTAGAATTTGCTATTGAACTATTCAAAATGTTAAAACATAAACCGAGTAAAAGTATAATTGAACAAATTGTTAAAGATGCAGTTTATATTGAAAAACAGTTTATAACGGATGCACTCCCGTGTAGTTTAATTGGTATGAATTCAGATAAGATGTCTGACTATATAGAATACGTCGCGGATAGGTTACTAAAACAAAGTGGTCACGATAAAATCTGGGGTACTAAAAATCCTTTTGATTTTATGGAGAATATATCACTTGATGGTAAAACTAATTTTTTTGAAAAAAGAGTTGGTGATTATGGAAAATTAGACGAAGATTCAACTTCAATAGAGTTTAACGAAGAATTTTAATTATTTATAAATATAACCTCGAATCTATAACATCCGTAGTGTCATAAGAATCTAAGTATAAACCACTATCCATAGTAGGGAATTGTTCTTCTGACATGTCTGGTTCTGGCATTGGCATGTCAACCATTTTAGGAACAGTTTTTGAGGCTTCTCCCTTTTCCTCCATTTTTTCTTCCTTTTCTTTCTTTTCTTTCTTTTCTTTCTTTTCTTTCTTTTCTTTCTTTTCTTTTTCCTCCTTCTTCAAATTCATCATACCCCACGAAATGAGTAAATAAACTAAAGAATGAAGTAAAAGACCGTATGTTGATGGACATCCTGTGGGTGTAGAAACCCATTTTCCAAATATTTTTCTAACGATACGAAATGTAGCTGGGTTAGCGATTACAAAGAATAGTAACGCCGACATTAACGCGATAAGAAACTTCTTTTCTTGTTTTTTACCATTGCAACCACAGCCACAATCTTTGAATATTAAGCTTTTTTTATCACCTGAGCATGTCATGATGTTTTATTATACATTTAGAAAAAAAAGTAACTTAAAGTTTCGTACCTAATAAAATATACAAAAAAAAAATGTCTAATAATATTCAAGTTTCTCAACAATTCGAACCTTCTACGGTTACATTCAGTCAACTAAAGAAAAATAAAAATGGTGGTAAATCGGTCATGTTGAATCGTGATAATAAAAAGAAACTCTATTTACAACTTCCTTTTATGCGTTCACCATTTGGTATAAGTACTTATACTGATGAAGCTACTAACAAAACTTCGTACTCACTCGATCTCTCTTTCGATGCAGATAACGAAGATGCTATGCAACTCTCGTCTAAGCTTTTAGAATTGGACGATATTATCCTTAAAACGGTAACTGAAAATTCTAAAGAGTGGTTAGGAAAATCTTACGACATTAATGTTATTAGAGAAGCCTTATACAAACCACTTGTTAGACAGGGTAAGGAAGGATATGCTAATACACTTAGATTAAAAGTTCAAACAAATCAATCAGGTGATTTTATACCAGAAGCGTATAATTTAAATCAAGAACCTATTCAAATTGATGAAATTGAAAGAGGTCAAAAGTGTATGTGTATTGTAGAGATTAACCAAATTTGGTTCATTGATAATAAATTCGGCGTAAGTGTCCGTCTGTCACAGGTTTTGTGTGGCGAATCTACCAAATTACCGTCATTCGCATTTCAGGGTTTGGATAAGGAACAGGATGACACATTCGATGATATCATGGATGATCTCATTGACGAATAAAATATCATTATACATTAGACCAATATGGAAAGAGAACGTCATTTAAAAAATTTAAAAATTATATCTAAACTTGCAAAAAATAAAAAAAATAATTTGAAACAAAAATTAAATTTAGGGAAAAATCTAATGAAAAGTATGCAGGGCATGGGATGTTACCCGGAAAAATTTTTATATTTACCAAATAACAAACCTATTTCACTCTCTATAGAGGACTCTTTAAGTAAATCATTAGGGACTGTAAAAATTGGTCAAGGTAGGTTTGGTGAAGTTTACTTGGGATGTATAGATAAAGAATGTAAAAAGAAGGTCGCTATAAAAGCGGTTTTGAATGAAGATATAACACATGAATATAAAATAAGTAAACGTTTATCTTCGTACGGTGTTGTAAAATCCTTTACCATTCAAAAATGTAAAAATGTAATGTTTATGTATTCCGAATATGCAAATAACGGAACTTTAAAATCATTTTTAAGAAATAATAAAACTAATTTGTTACCCATACACTTTAGAACCATAATAACTCAAATTTTGTATAACTTATATAGAATACAAAAAAAATATCCTACGTTTAGGCATCACGATTTACACTCAGAGAATATACTAATAAATACTACTAGTCCATCTCGCGTAAGATTGTTTAAAGTAAATAATTCGACATTAAAAGTTCATGATATTGGATTACAGGCGCTAATATCAGATTTTGGTTTATCTACGATGAAAGGTTTAAAAAACCCAGAAGTAGATGACGATCCAGAATTACAATATAAAACTAGTTCGGGTATTTATAGAAATTCTCATAACATGTATGACATACAATATATTTTAAATATATTGAGACAGGAAATTAAAGTTTCAGGTACCAAAAGTGGTATAGAAGCAGTTCAGTTCATTGAACGAATTATACCTTCGGAATATTTAGGTAAAGAATCGAGTAAAATAAAAAATTTCCGTCTTCGAGCTTCACCGTTAGGTCATCCTCAATTACCTACGTTCAAACAGATATTTAACGACAGATACTTTTCACCTTACAAGAAATCTGTCGTACCATTTGATATTAGTACAATTATTAAAAGAAATAAAGTTTCTGTACCAAAACCTATAATTGTTAAACATGGTGGTGGACTTATAAAAAAGACATTTAATAATATTCGTAAAGAACTCGCTTTGAAAAATGTAAAAAAGAATATTAAACGTCCAAGTATACGACCAAGAATAATACCAAAAAAAATTAACGTAATAAAACCATCAGTTAAAGTTTCGGTCGCGAATAAAGGGTACTTAAAAATAGATAACCGTAAATGTATTTCGTATAAAAAACAGGATCTTATAAATAAGGCAAAAAATCTAGGTATAGACCCGGGTAGTAAAACAATCAAAAAATTATGCGAAGATATTAAATTAAAATATATCAAGTAATTATATAACCAATCATGTTTGCAATTTTAGCACTTATTGCAATCGACCTTTACGTACTAAAAAGTACAGGCGTATCACAAAAAGAAAAACCAGTTGAAGAAATAACTGAAGATAAACCGGTCGAATGGACCGTTTACGGTACGTCTTGGTGTGGATGGACTACAAAGCAGTTAGAGTACCTTAAAAAGAAAGGTATACCTCACAAATTCATCGATTGCGAAAAAGGCAATTGCGATGGAATTGATGCGTTTCCAGTTATGGAAAGTTCGTCAGGTGAAAAGGTCAAGGGTTATAAAGAAATTTAAATACCTCGCGCAGCCGCAAGACCAATAGAAAGAATAAGTGCGTCAAGGAACGTATTAATTGGTTTAAGAACCGTTACGTGTTTAACAAGACCTCTATTCCAGGAATACCGAAGAATAAACGTACTAATAAGAAGAATAAGTGTAAAAAGAAGAAATTCTGTAATAACTTGTTCCATTTTTTTTGCTTTGACAATGTCTCTGATCATTTTTTACTTATTAATAAGATTTTATTTTCTCCTGTCTTATTAATGAGTAGGGCCAATAAGAATAAAAAACTCCCTCTGAGTGGTTCTGAACCTAGATATACACAACGTTTATGGGGACGAACTGTTGGTATAGGTAACAATAATTGTTATGCGTATGCTGTAGGCGATTACGAAAGTCTCAGAATGCATAAAAGTATACCAGGTGAACGAGCTGGTATAAGAAATTTAAACCATTCATACACACACTGTAAAGGTTTACCCGACCGTGTTATTGCAGATAATCCCAAAAAGGTCTATAAATGTGGTGCAACAACGAAATGTAAACCAAATCACTTTAAGATAATGATGTTTGTGGCACCCGGGAACAAACGTAATTACTTTAGACAAGGTGATTTTCACTTTTATAAACAACACGGGTTTATTCAGTACAAGGTAAAAACAGGTAATACGTACGAAAGTATTGCTAAATTTTTCAAAGTTCCCGTTTCGCGTATAAAACAGGCTGGTAAATGTACCCCTGGTAAATTATTAAAGTTTAAAGCAAACGTGTTTAGCCATAAACGTGGGTGGGCAACAAAACCTTTGCTCGTAGACGCTAAAGGTAAATCTATACTTGATCCTCGAAAAGCATCCAGAAACTACCCTGGGTTATCTTATAAAAAGTATTGTAGTTCATTCTGTGTCAAAGACAGAGGGATCAAAGTCGGACATACTCATCCCAAAGTCATCAAGAACACTCGATAAATCTTCTTCGTGTTCGACACTAAATATTAAGTCGAGTGCATCAAGGACCAATTCGTTCGTCAAGCATACTGTATTTGAAGTAGCCTCATAATCATTAAATACAGTAATCTGAACCCTAAATTTAGAACCATCGAACACTTTTCGACATACGGGACACGTAACCTTTCCCATTTTTTTCCAGCTTTCTAGACAATGTGAGTGAAAAACATGTCCACACCGAATAGCCTTGCTATTTCTGGTGTTACGAACATCGTTGTGACATATGGAACATTGAGTCATGACAGTATCTAGAACACTTAAAGAATTTATTAATTGGTTTTTTTTGCACTTAAGAAGGAGGAGTCGCCACCGCCGCTCTTGTAAGGGTTGCGAATTTATACTGGGGGTTTTCTGGATCTGTAGCAATAGTGCTCGTCTTTGTTTTTCTTATATAAGCCTTATAAGTGGCAGGTATGTATTTTATTGCAGTAGGAAGAGTTGTTGGTTCGGTCGTCACTCGACCAGTTGAATTGTGCGGTGTAGCATAACACCATTCTTGTGTTAATGGAGTAACGGCACCTTTCGCAATAGAAGCGTCCGTAGTAGATTGTATTTTAGCAACTATTTTAGGATCATCTGAAAGCATTGGACAAGAGTGTGGGTTTACTTCACCGACTGTGGTTATTACAGGTAATTTAGATGCCTCGACTATAATTTCATAACCGGCTGGTATAACAATATTAGGTGTAAACTGCATTATCGTGTAGTCGTATTCAGCGGGTTTAGCAGTAACCGCTGTAACAGGTTCAGTCTCACCGTCAGCCGTGTATAATCCGTCACCGTCAACATCGACACCCGCAACTGCTGTGACGGCTTCAACAGCGGCACTTGTTTGTTTAAACGCTATAGTACCAACATTACCGGCAAAGATGTGATCGGTTTCCTTATCATCGAGTTTAATGTAGTATAATGGTTTGTTAAGAGTCATTAGTCCAAGCGAGATCTCAAAACTCTTAATATCACTACTCGGAAGTGTATATTTCAAACCTGTATCGTTATTAGTATCTTCTTCAGCGACTTTAATTACCATATCCTTAATTGGGTTTGTAACGTTCGTAAACTTGATTTTTGCAGGTGTTACTCCAGTTCCAGTTGTATTAGCCTTTGCTGGAATATACTCCTCGTCCATTGCTAATGGAGTACATATCCTTTTATGTTTATTTCTCCAACCCGTAGAGTTGATTTTACTATCTTCGACTGTTGAAATGTCAACGAAAGTATCATCGTCGTACGACCAAACGTAATTTGGAAGAAGATTTTGTTCTGTTGTTACGTTCGAACAATCGTCGGTTGGGTCATACCCGGGTGGAGGATCTGCTCTTATAATATTAACAACGTTAGTCTTAAGTTTTGTAAGATCGACTTCGTCTTCGCATAAAGCTACACTGTTTGCAATATCAATAAAATCGAATTCGGCATTTTCTTTACCAACATCATCGAAGTATTCATCAATGAAATCTTCAAATTTAATCTCTACTGGGATACCAAGCGACCAATCTTGTAAAGTTTCGGGATCACCGTCTTCCTGTTCATCTATAAATTTATAGTAATCGTCTTTGTTATCATCCCACCAATCTCTGATTGATTTACAAACTGTAGTATCTTTAGTACCATCGGCTTTGTAAAGACTTGTAAGCATTTTCTTCATTTCGTCCCATTTACGGTCCTTGACGTATTTTTGTGTCGAACCTTCCATGATTCCGAGGTTACCTAGGGTTAGTAAAAGTAACCAAACTAAAAATAATATAAAAAATGTGACTGCAGCTATTTTTCCACCTGACATGAGTGTTTATATTATGGTATATTTTATTTTAAAACGAAAAATTAATAGATATTTGGCATTTTGAGAAGAGCCTTATCACAAGATCCACACTGGTCTTTTTGTTGTGCCTGGGAAGGTTTCAAAAGCGCTGGACCTTTTTCTTGAAGAAGTTTTCTAAAAGAATAATTATCCACAAAAGATATAGCATTTTCTTTCATGATATAGTTATCGTAAAGTTGGGAAGAACTGTTTATAGTGAAGCATCGACCGTCGGCCATACCAAGTCGTTGTGACATTTTGTATATATTAGTATTACATTAGAAATTAATTTGTCTATTTTTTGTTGTGAGTTTCCATGAATTAAACCCTCTCGATTTTAAGTTTTTTATAACTTTTTCAATTTTATACCCTGAAAATTCATCGAACAATTCTTTTTTACTTTCATCACATGGTGATACTCTGACGTTTGGTATATCGTTAATGGTGTTATTAATATTATTATACGCAAATGCTATTTCCTTCAGAGTTTCCGCACCTGTAATAATGATCTTTCCTGTACCAAAAATACTTGTCGTTATCTCTTTCATATCTTTAGCCGGTCTGAATTTAATTTTAACCGCGGAGTATCTATCTGGTTCAAACGAAACTTTATATATGTCCGGATACTTACCGAAATGATTGGAAACGCTCCGAAGATTTATATTATAATTCAAACTGAAATTTGAATTTATCATAACGACTCTAAACGTATTTAGAGGTGGTATAAAATCCCCGCCCATTACACGTTCAAATATATCCGAAACTTCCTTTATTATACGTCTACAATCGAATATATCAGAACACCCTGCAACTTGTATACTACCATTTGGAAAGATCTTTATTGATTTAGTACTGTAAATATCTTTATATACCAATGTAATCTGGTTATAAAAGGTTGTTGGTTTGAGTGATATCGTATATCCTTTAGACCCAATTTTACCAACGATAATTGGGGATACTTTTTCAAAAGCGTGTCTTATTTTTTCCATATCAATGTGTTTATCAAAGTTTGAAATCATTGTTATTGTAGTGAGTTTAACCCATGACGGTTTATATATATCGGGTATACTTGATCTAAACTCATCAAGTGTTAATAGATAAGATAAAGTAGTATTATATTGATGTTGGTTAGACATATTACTTAAAAAAATATTACTTAAAGTTAACTTAGGTTTTCAATATATGCCGTGTCTAAAATGTAAAAAAAAAGGGATTCCTATAGATTGTAAATATTGTGGTCTAGGGTTTTGTTCTCGGTGTATCGTTTTAGAAATTCACGAGTGTAGCGGAATGAATTTAAAAAAGGAACAGGAAATAAAAGATTTAAACAAAAAACTTGAGTTTAAGGCTGACAAGAAATTTGGTATGGTTTAGATACTTAAAAAGAAAAGTAGTAATTTAAACAATATATGACATCTTTTGTAAAATCTGCTAAACAATTTATTAATGTCGAAAATAATGAAATTGAAATTGAAATTAAATACGATAAATATCTAGAAGGATTTGGTTACGAAACGTTTGTAGATCATTTTAACACAAATCTCATAGGTTCCAATAATATATATACAGTACATAAGAGTGGTAAATCTTTAAGGTACGAACAGTTTTTAAATACCATGGTTAACAATACGACAGAAACACTTAGAAGATGTGTTTCTATTCAATTGGAAAACGTTTTATTTGAAAACAGGAACATTTTTTCGTTAATCAGGATTATGAATTCAGTTAAAATATTAGATAGAACCTTTATTCCACCTCTTATAAACCCGATGTGTTCTTGGCAAAAACGAATGGTTAAAGAATTTTGTTTAACAACTTTCCCATATATTATAAAAACTTCAACAAATAATAGTAGACTTCAAAAACTCTTTAGAGTATTACAATTAATAGAAGAAGACACGAAATACTAACCAGTCTAGTATACAGTTCAGTGTTATCATTTTCTAAACCCTTGTTCACTTTAATTTCATTTTTTTCTATATTCGTTAAACCCCTATCTATATTTCTTTTAGGAAGAAGTGGTCTAGATAGAGCACACTCTTCTTTTCTGTAGCCGGGTCTACCAACACCCTTTGATAAAACACCACAAGCTGGGCTAACATACTCTTCTTGTCCTTCTTCGTGATCTGGTGATTTATATTTCTTAAAATCGAGTGTATGTTTACTTGTACCAGGTGGGAAAAAATTATCAACATTGGTAAATGGATTTATATCATTCATTGTATTTTGATCATCGAGCATTAACTGACTCATCTTTATTACTATTGAATAATATATTTTTTGTATTGGTACTGTGTTGATTTTCAATCAATAAAATATTAACCTTATTTATAATGAAAACATCGTATAAAATTATTATTGGTATTATTCTAATTTTTATTTTGAGTTATATTATTTACAAGTATATGTACCCAAAAGTATGTGATACAAAAACTATTCAAATAAATTCAGATATTATAAATAAACCTAGTGTTTCTACTGATGTACCAGAAATCAAAATTGATATCGAAGCACCAACAATTGGAACAGACCCAGTTGATATAAAACTAACTGGTCATTTATAAACCAATTTTGTTATTTTTACCCATTTTATTACCATACGTACTTGTATTTGTAGGTCTGTCTATTGGTGTTACATTTTTATCAGTATCGTGTAAATATCCCATATACTGAGAAACACCCGTTTGGATCTGACCTGTAGCAGTTTTTATTACAATACCGTTCATGAAACGGACTTGTTCCTGTACATTTGAATTTGCATCACCTGAATTATTAATAAAAACAACACGCATTATGCTATACAAATCGTTGTTGTTTTGTCTATCTATGGAAACGCCAGTTTTATTTTTAAAGTCCTGACGTATCGCTCGTTGAAGTAAATTTATATTGAACTCAGAAAAGAATAAAGTATTCAAGGGAGTTGGACATTGTTTTATTGAATTTATATGTAAAGCGTCACACATTTAATATAGTCCTGGAAAAAAAGTCTTGGTAAATATAAATGATAGTCGCTGCTGATTTTGACCAAGCATACAATACAAAACCAAGTAATTATGAAAAAATGCCATGTAAACCACCAACGTGTTTCGTCGCATCCTACCCACCAGTCGCCAAAGTTGGTGATCCAAACGGTAAATTTTTTGTTAATTCCTCTTTACTCCAGCCCAATAGATTGGCAGAAACCCGTGGACCAACTACTATAAGAAGTGAAGGTTTCAAATGTCATGTCAATGAAGATAATGAGTAATTCAATCAATATAAAAAAATAAGTATAAATAAAATCATAAAATGAGAGTTATAAAACGTTCCGGTCGTGTTGAAGACGTAAAGTTTAACAAGGTCACCAACAGGATTTCAAAGCTTACAAATAAACTTTCAGAAAATGTAGATGTAACAATGGTAGCACAACAAGTTTTCTCGTCTATGTATGATGAAATTAAAACTCATGAAATAGACACTCTTTCTTCCGAGGTTTGTATTGGTTTAATAACAAATGATCCCGATTATGAAATTTTAGCAACTCGTATTGTTGCAAGTAATATTCAGAAGCGTGCTGCAAATAATTTTCATATAGCAATGCGTAAACTCCATAAGGCTGGTATAATTACACACGAAGTGTTAGAAGTTTCTGCAAAAGTTAAGGAAGATATTAAACATGAACGTGATTTTGAATTTGGATATTTTGGCCTGAAAACTTTAGAGAAAGGGTATCTACAAAAAATTGATGGTGATATTATCGAAACGCCTCAGTATTTATACATGCGCGTGGCTATCGGTATTCATGGTCACGATATAGACCATGTTCTCGAAACGTATGATGCGTTATCTAGGGGTTTATTCATTCACGCGACACCGACTTTGTTTAATGCGGGGACACACAGACCACAAATGTCATCGTGTTTCTTAATTGCAAACAAAGAAGATAGTATCGACGGTATTTACGATACCGTAAAGGAATGTGCGCGTATAAGTAAATGGGCCGGTGGTATTGGTTTACATGTTCACGATGTAAGAGCGAATAAATCACATATTAGAGGAACGAATGGTACATCTGACGGTATTATCCCAATGCTACGAGTTTATAATTCGACCGCGAGATACGTAAACCAAGCCGGTAGAAGAAAAGGGTCCATTGCCGTATATCTCGAACCATGGCACGCCGATATTATGGATTTTCTCGAAATTCGTCTCAATCAAGGTGACGAAGAAGCGAGATGTCGCGATCTCTTCTCAGCTATGTGGATACCCGATTTATTCATGAGACGAGTCGAAGCTAACGGTAATTGGTCTTTGTTTTGTCCAGATAGGGCATCAGGTTTATCAGACGTTTACGGTAAAGAATTCGATGAACTTTACGAAAAGTATGAAAACGAAGGACTCGCAACAAAAACTATACCAGCAGTAGAAGTTTGGAAGTCTATTATTAAATCGCAAAGTGAAACGGGTACACCGTATATGCTTTACAAAGACGCGTGTAATGAAAAGTCGAACCATAAACACATTGGTACCATTAAATCGTCAAATCTGTGTACAGAAATTTTAGAGTATACAGATAAGGACGAAACTGCTGTATGTAATCTCGCCTCTATTGCGTTACCAAAATACGTCGACGTTGATAATAAAGAGTTTAACCACGAGGAGTTACACCGCGTCACGAAAATGGTTACACGTAATCTAAATAAGGTTATCGATAAAAACTTTTACCCGACCGAAAACGGAAAACGTTCAAATATACGTCACCGACCAATCGGTATTGGTGTTCAAGGTCTCGCCGACGTTTTCATTATGCTCAGAATGACGTTCGGGTCCGATGATTCTAAAAAATTGAACCGCGATATCTTCGAAACAATATACCACGCGTCTCTCGAATCGTCTTGTGAACTTGCCGAAATGTACGGAGCGTACGAAACGTTTAAGGGATCACCTTTCAGTAAAGGTATTCTCCAATTCGATATGTGGGACCGCGAACCACACTTCAGTGGTCGATACGATTGGAATGCTATGCGTAAACTCGTTAAAAAGGGTACGAGAAACAGTCTCTTACTCGCACCCATGCCTACAGCCTCGACGTCCCAGATTTTAGGGAACAACGAGTGTTTCGAACCGTACACGACAAACATTTATTTGAGAAGAACCCTTGCGGGTGAATTTGTAGTCGTAAACAAACATTTAGTTAACGATTTAAAGAAAATCGGGCTCTGGTCAAAAGAAATGAAAGATCTCATGGTTAAGGCAAACGGGTCCGTTCAAAACATTATTGATATTCCCGATGATCTCAAAGAACTGTATAAGACGGTATGGGAAATGAGTCAGAAAACGATCATTGATATGGCTGCTGATAGAGGTGTATATATAGACCAAAGTCAAAGTATGAACTTATTCGTCGAGAGTCCGACAGTTTCAAAACTTTCGTCTATGCACATGTATGGGTGGAAACAGGGTTTGAAAACGGGTATGTATTACCTTAGAAGTAAAGCAAAGGCGCGCCCGATCCAGTTCAGTTTAGAGGCGGAGTGTTCTATGTGTTCTGCATAAATAATTTTTTATTCATCCTGTACCTCATTATCATATACGAAACATGTATCTCTATGATTTTGAGTCTTAACCAGTTCATTATAGTTTATGGTATATAAAATAATAATAATAGATAATATAAATGACAACGACACCAAAAAAACCGAGTCCGAAAAGATCGCCCGTTTCTCCCGGGTTTGCACCAAGAGTAGTAAACAGTATGACAAGTCCTTTTAAAAAAACTTTAAAAAATGCCTTCAAAGCCGCTTCCGAAACATTAACACCGACTAAATCTCAGCGTGCTAAAAATGTTAACAGTGGGTTGAGTACATTTTTAACACCGACTAAAAAGTAATTTTAGTATATATAAATACCAAGAGGAAATATTGAAAATATGTTTAATACAGTGTTTGGGGTTTCATTTTTTAGGACTTTTCCTTCGTTTTTTGAGTTTTGGAGGTGATCTTGGCGTTGGCGTAGGTGTAGGTGATCTATATCTTCTGGAAGGTGGTATTCGTATCGGCGACTTCGGGTATAAAACTTCATGTGCAAGTACTTCCATTATAGTATCGTGCATAATCCTACCAGCTCTTTTATCATAATCAATATCCTTCTTCGATATTAAGGGTTTATTTCTAATGTTTAAATACGATTTAAAAAGAGGTTTCATCAAAGACACATTCACTTTTAAATCTTTTCTATCATATTTTGATGGTATATAACCATGATTTCCCATAAGTGGATATAAATGATCTGCTATGTTTTTTAAAGTTTGCATATTGATATATTTTTTATTACCTTGGGCTATTTTTTTCATCTCTAAACCTAGACTGTTTATCGTTTTACTTCTAGTAACTGGAGTAACCATTTAATATATATCTACATTTTTTATTATAGTATTTATATATAAGGTTAAAGCTTACGGTACATATACATTTACAGAATAATGGCAAAGTTTATAAACGCTAAAGATACCTTAAAAATTGCCAACTACGATGGTCGAAAGATTTCTTTGTGTAATACCGAAGATAAATCGATGAAAATCATTTTTCCGCGCATGTATATGCCGTTTGGTATTTCAGGGTTCACACCCGAGGTTGGTCCAACCAAGTATAATATCGACTTTGCAATGAAAGGATGGGACGAAGACGGTAACTTTGTTAAGAAGTTTTATGAGTGTATGCGTGAAGTTGAAGATAAAGTTATTCAAAGCGTTTCGGACCAAAGTGAAGATATTTTCGATAAACCAATGAGTGTAGAAGAATTAAAACCAATGTTTTTTTCGAATATCAAAGAATCGTCTGATCGTGAACCAAAGTTTCGAGTTAAAGTTGATTCTACTATAGATAATAAGGTTAAACCAAACGTTTATAACGAGGAAAAAAAACCTTTATACGATGAAATTACAAATGGTCTATACTCGAGAAATTCAGGGACAGCTATTGTTGAAATGATGAGTATCTACTTCTTGAATAAAAAATTCGGTATTTCTTGGAAACTTAACTCGCTCGTGGTTTATGAGCCACAGAGACTTAAGGGATTCCAATTTGTTTTATAATTTTTCGTTTAGTATCAACATTTGATAAATGGCCTGTGCCTCTTTGAGGAGTTTGCCTTTTATCATGATGTACGATTTTGGGTCTAAACCCATTTTAATTTTAGCGATCCGTATGGATTCATTCCACTTAGCGAGTGTCATTGTTATTACTTACTCTATTACAACATTTTCTTAATAAGCGTTTTGTATTTTTTTGTACCCTCTTTTGGTTGGAGACCAAACCCTTTCTTTTTTGGTTTGAAAACTTTAACAAGTGCCTTTTTACCCTCTCTTTTCATACGCTTGAGAGCGGATTCTCTCGCCACTTTACTGACGATTGAACCATATTTATCTTGTAAGAGATCCTTCTTTTCGAGACCACCTGTTGTTTTAAGCGCAGTTCCGTGAAACACTTCAGCTCTTGAACCAAATGTTTGCATTTATTATACCCTGATATTTTTTTTACTTTTCATTACAGCTAAAAATGTTACACACGCGGCTGCGATAACTACTGGAACTAGTATGTACCAGTAATTTATACCAAATAAATTATCATTTTCAACGATAGACTCTGATTCATACTCACCATATCTCAAATCCTCATACATATCTTCTTCCTCTTCTTCCCTTTTATCTTCTTTCTTTTCTAATTCTTCTTTTAAATCATCGCTTATATCATCCCCCGAATAACTGAATTCTTCCGAATCGGAAAAACAAAGGGAAGTTGATGTTATAAATTTATCACTAGTTTCCAATTCAATGTCTAATTCAGAAGAACAATTCTTTTTATCAACACAATATTTACAATCTTTACCATTTTTACATTTACAACAAACACCTTCTTGTAAACCTTCTGGTAATATTATTTTATCTGCTGGTGCCATAAACCCGGATTTACATACGTCTTCACTGACTGGATTACATGCCTTTGGTGAAATACTATTGTCTTTAAGATTTGAAATCAAACAATTCTTAACCATTTTACATTAAACTAATATTTTTATGTTAAAATTGTGTTTAATTTTAGCATAAAAGTTGTTATTATTTATTCATCGTAATAATCGTCATCTGAGTCTGTAACTATAGTACATTCTGGTCTTATTAATTCTTTTCTTTTTCTTATTTTTTTTGGTGGTGGATCGTCAATACCGTGTTCCCTGTGATATACGACCTTATCCCAAAAATCTCGCATTATTGGCATATACTTAGCAAACCACTCTCGATCACGTTTTACGTTTGTTACTACAAATTCACTTGGTTTAGGCCAGGTCAATTCTTCTGGTTTGTACTGAATAAAATCAGCCTCTTCTAAATCTAAAATGTCCATACACAATTGTAATTGTGGCATGTAATGTTCTGGTACACTGTCATCTATTGATCGCATCATCGGGCACTTTATTTCGACTAACTTACCTGATTCACTTACACCATCAGGACTCCCGCCTAAAAATGAATAATTTGGATGAGGACACAAACCTAATTCGTGAACAACTTCATTATGCCTTTGTTCATAAAGTATACGCGCCTCGTCTTCATATTTTTCACCATGTCTCGTTGCTTCATTACCTGTAAATACAGGACCTTTACCGCATTTTTTTAAAAGAAGTTGGTGAGGTGTTTCATATTTATTAACACCTATAGCCGATGCAGCATCACTCGCTGTGAGCATACCCATTCTAAGATCTAACCATTCCTGTGATTTCTGAGGCGCATACTCGAAGTCTAACCATTTTTGTACATTTGGGTGCATGTTACTAACTTAATTACTCCGATATCGTTTAAGCTCTTTCTTCATTACGCGCAACACGTAATCGTTCGCGCAAAACACGTACTGTACCGATACACGCAATATTTTTACTCACACATTCGTCGATAAGGTCTTGTTTTTTCATATGTGATAATTTTGGTATATTTACAGTTTCATTTTTTTCATAAACCCCCATTCGAGAAGTTAAAGTTCTTTTTACAATAACTGTTTCTTCGTCCGAAGAATATTGCACTTCTGAATCGTCATCTTTCAATTTCTTACACGTTGGTAATGATGGTGGCGAATCATTTAAACGATCGACCCAAAAAAGCAATTTTATACCAACAACTATACCTATTAAACCACCTGCAATACATAAACACGATTTAAACATTTTATAGGTAATATTAACCCTTATTTTTTAAGTATAATTAAAGTTGTGAAGAAGGTGGAAGAGGAGTTGGAGGAGGAGGTGGTAAACATTCTGGTCTTTCTGGTCTAACTGGTGCAGGACCCGGTGGGGGTGGAGGTGGATAAAAAAACCTTTTTGCGGCGTTCTGTTCAGCTTGTTTTTTATTTTTTGC